TGACCCTCGGCCTGGAACTCATTCTTCCCTGCGACTTTCTGCAAAATGTTCTGTGCGTCTCCCTTTTCCCATGTGACGATCTTTGGATTGAGAACGTGCATGATCAGGCTGTCGTTAGAGATGGCTTTTATGGTGCCATCGGGGATGAATTTCTCTGTAACGAGAGGGATTTCACGACCGTCATAGTAGAAGGGAAGTCCTGACCAGCCACCCCAGAACACCTTTTGGTTGGGGAGCGACTTGTAGGACTGCAGCAGGGTCAGCCAGACGCGCCTTATTCCTTTGGTAGTAAGCAGGACGTCGACCTGAGAATAATCCTCAACATCGTCGAGCATTTCAACAATAAGATCCTCGACCAGGTCTCTTCCTACTCCACCATTGCCAAAGACGTGGGATGTCCATTCGGGAAAACTTGCGACGAGCAGACCTTGAAGTCCAGCCGATGCGTTAGGCGCCGGTGGATCGTCTTCTGACATAATTCCACCTATCCCCATCATCTCACCGAGACCACAGCCTTCAGATGCAGTGTAAACGTCTTCGTTGTAGATATAGGAATCATTGGACCATGATGCTGGGCTTTTAAGTGTGAGCTGGGTGCCACTGTCTACCGACTCGATCTCGATCGAGTCGACCTCTTTCACTCCTCCGGCCGTATAGATATCAATTATCCTTTTGGCTCGGAAGAATTTCTTGAGGTTGGCATAATCTGGACTATCGATAACCAGAGTCTGTGTAGCGACTCCGGCGCCATTGGCCTGGCAAATTCTGCCGGATCCGTCTCCTACCAATTGTCGACTCATGTCATTTGAGATTGTCTGCCAGATCCCTTTCTTTTCGAATTCAATGGGACTGATGGGGGTTCCGTTCATTTCTGCAGCTTCAAGGGCCAGACCGTCAAACTTGAGAGTAAACATCTGGGCTCTCTTTATGTAGACGGTGGTTTTCCCAACATCGGACTCGGCCGGTGTCGGATACGTCGAAGTCGACGCTGCCCTTGCGCTTTGTGAAGCGCCCATCATCAGCTTCTGAGTTGCAAACTCACCACTGACAGTGACCTGTTTCCAATCTTTTTTGACCTGATCGAACATCTTGGAGAGAGCGCGAATTTGACTGACTACTCCGTCGCTGACGTACTCATTAAAGAGCTCCGATTGTGTTTCTACGTCAAACATTATTTTTTACCTCCAAGTAAATTTTTTAGGCTTTTCGTCCGTCGGCAAGTTTCTGATTGAGATATGCTGCAGCGCCCTCGAAACTTTTCTTGGCAGCAGCTTTGTGGTCCTCGGGCCCCATGGATTTTTTGTCTCCATCTTTCTTTCCGAAAGCTGCTCCTGCAGCTCCGGTGCCCTGAGGTCCACTGACTGGAGGTTTGTTCTTCTCTTCGACCTTATCGAGATATTCCTGGATGATCTTTTTTTTCTGTGCTTCAGTTTTTTCCATAAACTGCGGATCCGTTTCAACATACTTATCAAGACGACCCTTAATGCTCTTCTGTGAGATTGCCATTGCTTCCTCAATGGTGTACTTCGGCATGTTCTGATCGTTGATCTCAGCAAGGAGCTCAACGATTTCCTTTTCGGATGAGTGGGGGTATTTCGGTTTAAGAGTGTCGATCGTGCTGTCGATCTCAGTTTTTTTGTCTTTATACAACTGAGCGATCCAGAGCTTTTTTAAAGCATCTGTGGTTTTTACCAGCTCCTTATTGGCGTCGATCATCTTGTTGTGTCTCTTCGCAAGGTCAAGATACTGAGTATCGGCATGCTCTTCATCTTCCTCTGATATGGGGATATGATCTGGATCGATCTTCTCCCCTGAGGGTTTAGTCAGCGTGCCATCCCCAGCCATTATGAGCTCACCTCTCTCGAGCGCTGTTTTCAGCTTACTCAAAAACGGCATACCTGCCTTAAAATTACTGGACTCCGTCTCGAACTCTTGGATTCTTTTTTTGAGGGTGTCTTCCTGGAGTGTTAAGTCCTTGCCACGCTTGTCGTGGTGATATCCAAATTGAGCTGAAGTCGCAATCTTGTTAATGTCGTCGAGATCGATCTTCTCACCGTCCACAGAAATCGGGAGCTTCGCCGGGTTACCTTTGGCGTCAACTATCCTTAACCCTTCCCATGGATTTTTTACCGGGGGTGGATCTTTCTCGACTTTTGGTTCCAGGTCTGCCTTTTTGCCTGTTGTGTCGTCAGTAAGGGGAGGATCCTGCAGCTTGGCTGCAGCAGCCTTATCCGATCTGACTTTCAAGAATCGTTCCATGGCGTCTTTTGGATTAGAAGGTTTGTCCTCGACTTTTGGTTCGACGACAGGGACCTTTTCCGTTCCTTCAATGCCCATTTTAAAACTCCTTTGCACAAGATATGGTGGAGATCCTATGCCGAGCCGTGTGGATCCCAGCGAGTTCTACACCACATATTGTGATGTTTATTTTTTCGGCTGTGCAGCCGGTGGCTTTGCAGCCGTTTCTTTCTTAGGCTTTGTTTCCTTTTTTTTCTCTTCTTTTTTCTCAGGCTCTGCCTTTTCCTGTGTCACAGTTTCAGGTCCTGCATCTGCCACTTCTGGGACCTCTTCCTTTTTCTCTTTTACTTCCGGATAGACGGTTTCTGCCGGTGGCTCTTCAACTTCTGCCGGCGCCGTTTTCTTCAGCTCCTTTTCTTCCTCGGCTGCTTTGGCCTGAAGGACGGCTGCGAAGACATCCATGATTTCTTCCTTTGTCATGGCTGAAACATCAACCTGAGGTTTTCCCATTGCCTCTGATGTAGGCTTAGGAATAACCCTGGACAGTATTTCCCATTCGGTAAACGTCAGCCTTCCGTCCGCTTCAACCCTGTGTGGAATTGCCCTGGTCCGGACGAGATAGTTGATCTCACCCTCCGTCATGTTTAAAACTGCGCAACATTGTGAAAGCTCTAGAAGTTCCTTAACCTTTTTTGCCATTTTACATGCCTCCTTGTGGCATTAATTGTGCCATAATCTCCTTAACTGAAACCGGAGGATTTGGTGATCCCCCAGCTCCGGTGACACCGGCTCCACCGGGGACGGCCATTTCAGGAAGCTGGATTGCCCCAGCCTCTCCTGGTATGACCTCACCTGGGGGTGTTTCCTGTACCGGTGGTTCCGGCGCTGCCGGTTCTTCTCCCGGTACCGGCTTATTTTCAAGTTCCGGGATCCAGGCTCTTTCTTCCTCGATCCGCGTCTCAATATTTTTCTTTGCCTCTTCAGAAAGAGAGTCCCACTCTTCTGATTTCCTTGCAGTATTAAACGTGTCGTACATGACCTGATGGTTGTCGTCACGGTGGGGATGGATTGAGGTTTTCCCTTCCTTCATGATCTCAAGCTGGCGCCGGGCCTGGCGCTCATCCATGAATTCATCTTCCATGAAATCCTCAACATCCTTCATTCCCATCATCTCGAGCGCCTTGCGTGGCTCATCGATCATTCCCTTTTCGATCATGGCCATTACGACCTGTTCTTTCTTATTTTTTGTGGTGATGATGTCTGTTCCCGGACGGACGCGAACGTCTGTGTTGTCCCTGAGATCCGCGCCAATGAAAGCCACAACGGATGTCACGCGGTGCCGGCCGACACTTTTGATAAGCCGGTCTTCCGTGTAGTTTGCCTGGACGAGCTCGAGTTCAAATTTAACAGATTCAGCCAATGTGACGTCGAGCTCTTCGATGGCCGGAACGAGGACGATATCATCCTGACGCTTAATGCTGTCAAACAGCACTCCCGAAGCACGCTGTGCGTATTTAGGGATCTGGCCGAGAGACGTCTTCCTGACTGAAGACTCTGTCTCCATTTCGTTCTCCATGAAACTCACCCAGTAACCAAGAAACTCCGGAAGTGGTGGTGGGGACTGGAAGTATGGCTGGCCCATCCTGGAGTTATAAGTGACGTAGTCCACACCATTCCGGGTGAAGGCTTCTTTTTCTCCGGGAAGAAGAGATCCATATGGGATCATGCCCTTTATCTTCCAGTTCTCGACATGCTCATCGACCTGGCTGCAGAGACGGTTAAACTGCCTCTGAGGCTGCTGCATGATCCGGACAGCCGAATCGTATATCGGAGTATTGAGCTTGGGGACAAGACCAGGCACAGGGAAGTACCCGAGCACACCTTCAGGGTTTGGATTCTTGCCGTCATAGAACATCATATCTTTTGTGGTCACGATGAACCGGCCGGTTTTATTTCCTTCAAAGGTTTCCCTTTCGTACCACTCCATCCGGACACAAGTTGGCTCGTCTCCGAAATCATAATCATCACGTTCAAAGAGGCCTGTCTCTTTAATATCACTGGATTTTATGACCTCTCCGGGAACGGTTCCGGGCTCGAGTTCAAACTCGGCCTCGATAAGTGACGTGGGGACACGTTTTCCCTCCAGGAAGTATCTCCAGCCGTCCCGGTCAATGCTTATGGGATCCGGCCGGCAGTTGAATGGATTTACATAATCAAAGTTCACATCACCCTGGACCTTGCGATTGCCGTTGCCATCACCCCTGGGAGAGAGACCCCAGAGGCTCGAGTCCCACCAGACTTTCCAATAACTGATCCCACAGATGAGAGACCAGAGTTTTGCGCGGTTGATCTTGCGTCTGAATTTTCTCTCTTCGTGAAGGAACTCAACGGTCCTGGATCCCATCATGGCTGCCTTTATATCTTCGGCCTCAGATGAGTTTGCAGCCACATGGAATTCATGTGGATATCTCAGCTCACCCCACTGGGCTCGAACCGATGGCATGATTCGGTTGTAGACGTTTTTGACATCACGATCGACAAGTGCAGTGACATCGGTAAGTGCCTTGAGCGCTCGGTTGTAATATTTATACTGATCACCTTCCCACCAGGCAATATACTCTTCCCATAATCCAAAGAAGAACTCTACAAAAGGATGGTTGGTCCACTTGTCGTTGATCTGGGTAAACTTACGCTTTCGCTCTCTGTCTAAGTCCTTAAAAAGCGTAGGTTTAAATCCTTTCTTTTTTGGCATTAGAACTGTTCTGCCTTCTTCTTATGTGCCACGAAATCTTTATCTAACTTCTCATGCTCTTTCGGTTTATTCTTGTTCTTTTCCTCTTCAGCTCTCATCGCCTGCTGAGTGTGTTCCCCTTGGAGATACTCGGGATATTCCCGGGACATAAGACGGTTATGAAGATCTCTTTTTTCTTCCTGGTGTTTATTTGTCAGATAGAAAACGATGAAACCACAAAGGCCGAGAGATCCCAGAAGTGCAATTAATAAAATTATGATGACTGCGTTTTCCATTATCTGCATCCGTGGCAGCTAGCACACTGCCGGCAAGCAACCTTGCCCGAGTTGATTATGTCAAATGGAAACATCATTCTTTTTACTCTTTTCATAATCGGCTTTTCATACTTTTTTTTGTTTTCATTCATATCATGCTCCTAAAAGACGGCGTTAATTTGCTTCCTGTCCAGGTGGCCACCTCTGACCATTTCCATTTCGCGCCTAAACTGTGCTCGGGCATCTTCGGGAACATTGGGAACCCAGGCACGCTTTTCAAGTTTCTCCGGAACAACTTTCATGTCCAGGTGATAGGCCACAGAATCCAGGATATCGACTCCTCTCTTTTTGTCTTTATGATAGGCTTCCCACTCGTCCTCAAACTTCCGGAGTCCGCGCTGCACGAGGATCTTCCCCTGCTCACCATATGGAGCAAGCGCCTGGATCCGGGAATTCTTGGTCCTTCCCCGGATATCGATCAGCCAGATATTAAATGCTTGTGGTGAGGTGGTTTCATGATAAGAGGCAAGAAATATTCCATACTTCTCTTTTTCGACGCCGACGAAAGTCACAGGCCGGCCCATGGATTCGCTCCATGCCACGACCTCACAGATCCAATTATAGAGCTCCATGGGGGTCAACTTCCGCTTGTCTGCAAAGGGGATATTCATCCGGCCGAGCTCGTCCCAATCACAGATAGAGATGGCAGAAAAGGAGCTCTCTTCCCTTGTTGTGCCGGCACAATCGACCGAAATGTTCCGGATGAAATTGTATGGCAGCTCCTCCATGGGCAGCAGCCACTTTTTTTGAAGTACGAGTTCCTCGTCCGGGATAGGTCTCAGCTCATACATGCGCGAATAAATGTATGGGCCCTGCTTATCTCTTTTCCTTTTTAGGTATGCGTCGTCACATTTCTTGGGGCAAACAGGATCTCCTTTTTCATCCCTGGCCGGACAGGTAAAGACATGGTATCCGGTTTTTGAAACAAACGTATAGGCCGGTTTACGGTAGAGCCTACCGTAGTCAAACTTACAATCAGGATCCAGGATAACGGCCGAGAGATCGTAAGGCTCCCAAGTTGTCTCCCAGACGAACTCCCATGCTTCCTTTGACAAGACAGATTCCTGCTGGCGCCAGCGTTTGTTTATCTTCTGGCACTGCTCGAAGGTGGACGTGTTTATCTCATTGTTCAGGTTGTCGTTTACGACTCCCTCGAAATGCCATCCGGTGAGAGGACGCTCTGGGGATCCGATCTCGATCTCGATCCCATTGAACCGGATCCGTTCTTTTCTTTTTGTACCGAAATCGGAATTCTTGTGAGGCATCCACTTATGGAAAACAGACTGGATAATCTCGTTTGTCAGGATCTTCTTCATGATGCGATCGAGATTATCCTCGGCCAGCTCGTAGATCCCACAGTAGATTCCTATCTTTCCGGGAAGTCCGTAGTATGCTTTTTTGATAAACCATTGAGTGATAAAGGCCCTCGACATGGTACTTTTCAGAAGATCTCGAGACATGACGATGAGCTTCTGAGGGATCGGATTTTTGTCCAGATCGAGGAAATCAGCAAGAGCACAATGGACCCAGTTGAGATCCCGGTACTCTTCTTTCTCACCGTGAGAGAGGACGTTTGAGGCAGTAAACCAAAGATCCGTAAGCGTCTTTTCTCTCCAGAATTTGACATCTTTGAGAGGCGCAGGGACATCTAAGTTCTGAGTATAGGCGACATCCGGGGTACTATACATCACGTATTCACGTGTCCTCGTCCTCTCTGGATCCCAATCTTATGTCATTGTATTTTTTAAACTGCTTTACATTCTCGGCCGTGAAATGCACGTGCATGACCTTTTCTTCTTTTTCGACCTTGAGCTTTGTAGGGGGGTAATTATCCTTGACCCTGTTAAGCTCTTTTACAAACCCAAGCCGGGCCACATGATCAGGGAACCCGGGCCGGAAAGGATTCTCGGCCTTTTTCATTCCATCAACCATGACCTCGGCGATCGCCTCATCGGTGCCACCTTTATCCTCGAGCGCTTTAAGGATCGGCTTCCGGTGCAAGAGTTTATTTGCTGTGGCTGCAGCGTTGGAAGGGGAGAAGCCGGCCGATATCACTGCCTTCGTGGGATTCTTGGGATTCTTTGCGATATTCTCGAGCGCTTGCCTGTGCCTGGAAGAGAGCTGCTTGATCCCCATGTTCACAATCCTCCGGGGCCTGGGTTTCACCCTGTATTGGGATGGACTCTGGGGCTCCTTCCAAGGAAGGAAGGTGTCAGTTTCAGGGATCAGGTTTTCGTTTCCGGACAATGATTTCTCCGTGTAAAACTGTAGATATTCAACCAAATTCTAAATCGGAGAAGGAACCATTTTTGTGAGAGGAATTCCCTGAGGTAGATCATCCGAAGGCCTCCGGGAAAAATTCAAAGCAGTCTTTCCGGAACTTCTCGGACTTAATGAAATCCCTCCAGAACTGTTTTTTCTTCTGCCTGGGCCAGGATGATGTGGTGTAGTGGATCTTTAAAAGAAAATACTCGAGTTTTTTACATCTTCTTTTAAAAAGCCATTTCTTATAAGCCTTTTTCAAAGGATCCCTCTCTCAAAAATTCTTGGACTTCTCCACGTCCAATGTCAATTCCGAATATAGGCATAGTCCTCAAATGCTGTCAAGGATTTTAGTTAAAAATGTAAGAATAAATTGCATTTTGAGATATATACTGCGAATTTAAAGAAAAGACTTGACATATGTTGCACAATAATTAAGATTAAATCCATGAGCAATAAAAAAGTAAAGCATGGGATTCCAAAAATCGGTGGGAACATTATGAAAATAGGGAAATTTGTCTACAGGATGATCGTTGTTTTGTCTGATCATCTTGACCCGAAAGACCAGGAAATGGTGGTCTATGAATACGAGGATAAAGCGAAGGCACAGAAGATGAAGGAGACAATTCTCCTCGAAGGTATAAATTTAAGCCGGAAAGATGGGGGTGTAGAGATCGATATGTTCTACCCTGCGCGACAGATCCGGAAAATCATAATAAGGCAAGAGCCCCAGCAAACAAAAGAGATTAGACCCAATGACATTGTACATTAGGGGGCCGGTACCGGCGCTGCCGGTTTAAACGGATCTTGGGATCCCTCTCTCAAATCTGTCCGGCCTCCATTTCAAATAGGAGGGAAGTTTGAAAAAATACAAAATCACAATCGAGGAAATGAAGGGCGAGGAGATGGAGAAGATCTGGTTCTTCGAAGGACCTGAGGGGAATTTCATTATTCCCAAATCCATCTTGCCACTCAACAAGGTACAGCTCGAAAATCTCCTCACTAAATGCGGATTCGTTGTAGAGTGGAGAGATAAATGAACCGTCGTGATTTTATAAAGTCTCTCCTCTTAATTGCTGCAGCCACACAGATCTCATTCCAGAAACGTCAAGATCTTGACGATCCTGGAAGTGATTCTTGTGATTGTCCAACGTGTCTAATAAACAGTGCGCTCACTCCGGAGATGCTCGATCATGCGCTCGAATACTTTGGTAATTACGGAGGAACGTGGGTCTCTCCACCTGTATTCAGGCCATCGTTGGTAGCGCAACTAGGGAGTCTCATGTGAGTGAACAGGCAGAAAAATTCCTTGAGATCTTCCGGGAAGCGTGCCATTCGATCCCCGACACTAAGATCCTTGTCGACTGGATGGTCTTTACCCTCGGAGTCCTCTCGGTGCATGCCACTGAAACAGAGCTCAATCTCATAGAGGATGAAGCCTGGAGATCGAAAGGGAGGGTCCGACACTAATGTACAAGATGAACGAGGAGCGTGCAGTACTGGCCCTTTGGGACGAGGATCTCAAGCGAGATCTCCACGAAGCCTACTATGCCTTCATCCCGGAAATGAGAAAGTTCATAAGCAATCCCAAACTTATATTCGAGACAGCAACGAGGCCTCCGAAGAGAAAGAGTCCGATGCTGTATGAGATTTTATCTAAATGGATCCTCGATCTCGAAGAACCGGATCCGTTTGAGCTCAGCGCATTTGCCATACGGCACCAGGAGATCCTCACTGACCGCCTACAAAGGATCCTCGATAAAGATGAGATCATGGTCCAGATTAAGCGCCGGAGGCTTCTAGGTTGAGCGATAAGTTTTCGATTTCCATCAACAAGGATCCGGCCATATATGGATATAACGTCGGGATCGTGCTCGAAATAGATGGGCTCGAGCTTGAGAAGGAACCCGGGTCATTTGCCAAGATGCTCAATAAAGAATTCAAAAAAATAATAATAGAGATCGAGGCTCAAATGCAGGAGCGAATCGAGTTTATAGAAGGAAAGTATCATCGTATATTTTTGCCTAAATTCTATCTTTGCAAAAAGTGCGGACAGATGATAAGCGAGTCAGCAAGGAAGGAACACGAAAAGCGCTGGTTTGATTACAGTGTTTGTCCACAGCCTGGGGGAATAATCCACGTAAGGAGAGAAGATGAGAGATCCCAAAAACAAGATAAGGCTCTACCACAAAGCACTCGAGAAGTGGGGCCAGGACGCACAGATCCTAAAGACGGTTGAAGAGCTGTGTGAGCTCGTCCTGGCGCTGCTGGGCACTGATCAAGGGAAGATCCATGAGGAGATGGCCGACGTTGAGATTATGCTCGAGCAGCTCGAAGTCACATTGGGCTGCCGGAATATGGTCAAGATCCAAAAGCTGGCCAAGCTCGAGAGGCTCAAAGGCTGGATAAATGAAACCGATTGAGTTTAAGGGGATGAACGCAACCATGATGGATGAGAGTGATTCCAAAGAGAGCAAACTCCCCATATGCAAAACCGACGAGGGATGGATCACCTGCTGGAAAATGGATTTTTGGGACCGGTTCCGCGCTGTTGTCTTCGGCCGGATCTGGCTCTATACATATTCAAAAAAATATCAGCATCCGGTATCTATGGCCTGTGTCCGGGATCTGTTCAAGAAGATCCCATCCTTTACGCCGGTGCCGAAAAAGGGATATCGCATACCAAAAAAAAGGAGCAAGAGATGAAAGAAATACAGATTATGAAAGCAGACCAAATTGGAGACACAGAGGTTAAGCCTGTAAAGATCGTGATAAACGCTTCACTTGTGGCTCTTACAGATCAGATCGGTGAGACAATTGAAGAAGCCTATAATCATGATGCAGACCTGCTGTCCAGGGCTCTCTTCTATTCCCTCCCACAGGGAACCTTCGACCGGCTGCTCATTAAGCTCATGAAGAGAAAGACGTCGAGCTACAGGGGGATAACAAGAAGTTGACAAAACTCCCTCCGCCCAAACCGTTATTGTCCATCGATCTGACAAAGGATGAGCTGGCATTTGCCACAAGTATCGGGAAGCTCCGGAGGGCCAGGAATGTCGCCGACGGCGTATCCGAGAAGATCTTCTCCGGAAAGGATCCGGCACTGATCAACATCCAGGGGCCCATCGGTGAATTTGTGTTCGCAAAGATGTTCGGATTCCCATGGGACATAAACACCAAGCCAAGAAAAGGTGGTATCGACTTCGAGTGTAAAAACGGAATAATGATCGACGTCAAGCACACTGAGCAAACTGTGGATCCACAGCTCAGAAATTCCCAACATAAGATCGAGCGCGACTACCATGCCGATGTCTACGTCCTGATTGCCGGGCCTGTCTGTGGACCGAAATTTTCGATGATGGGATATGCCTTCTCCGGAGAA